AGTCTCCCCTTCTCCTAAATTAGTAACAGCAGTAGCAGATGCACAGATAGATACTGCTCAAAAAGTATTCGGCACAGGTTCAGCTCTATTCGATGGAACTGGAGATTATTTATCTATCCCTGATAGTGATGATTGGAATTTCGGTAATGGAAATTTTACGATAGATTGTTGGGTGAGATTTGCTGATGTTACAACTTCTTCTATGGGAATTTGTGGTCAATATGTAGATAGCAACAATTATTGGAAAATATTTTATTATAAAGATATTACAAAACTTTATTTTGAGTGTAAGAGTGCTTCATCATATATCCCTTCCTATGGTGTAACTTGGTCGCCTTCTGTTGATACATGGTATCACATAGCGTGTGTTTCAGATGGAACTAATGTTCATTTCTATGTAGATGGGGTAGAAGTTGGTTCAGGAACTGCTATAGGAACTATACCTGAATTGGCATCTGTGTTGGAAATAGGTTATGCAAGTAATGAAGTAAGGTCAATTCATTTCTATATGAATGGTTGGATAGACGAATTTAGAATAAGCAAAGGTATAGCAAGGTGGCCAAGTGATTTTGATGTAAGTGTTTCGGATAATATGACTTTAGTATCTAATTCTACAGAAGCAGAGGCTAATCCTGATAATGTAAGATTAGTAGCTTTTTCAGAAGACGTTGACGCTATTACATTAGATACTGATTTAAAATTTTACGCTTCAAGAGATAATGGTGCTAATTGGGTGCAAGGCACTCTTTCTGACGAAGGAGATTATAATTCTGGAAAACGAATCTTAACGGGAGAAGCAGATGTAAGTGGTCAAGCAAGTGATAAAACAATGAAATGGAAAATTGAAACTTTAAATAATAAGGATTGTAAGATTAGAGGTTTAGGACTTTTGTGGGATTAATTTTTAGGAGAATATAATGCGTAGACGTATAATAAGCGAAAAACAAAAACAAACATTACAAGAATTAACTATACTTAAACAGTTAATTTCTGTGCTTGTTAAAAAAGGTATTATTACTAAAGACGAATTGGAGAAATAATATGCCAACACCTAATCCTAATGAAACAAAACCTAATTTTATATCACGTTGTATAGGTGTAGTAACAGGAGAAGGAAGAACACCAGAAAAAGCTGCAGCTATTTGCCATTCTATTTGGGAAAGTAAAAAGAGTGGAGAAGATTCCAAAGATACAGAATGTAAAGGTTGTGGCTATCGTTTTGATTCTTCTATGTATCCAGAAGTATCGATGGGAGCAGTTAAATGTCCCAATTGTGGTTCTGTAATAGACCAGAAAGGTAATGTTGTGAAAAATAAATCAATAGTTATAAAAGTTTTAAATCATAAGATACACAAATCAGAACCGTCTTTAATGGTAAACAATTCTATTTTAATAAATACTCCAGACTTAAATAAAGGAATAGAGGTAGATTCAGTTTTATTATCTCATACACATAAGGATAATTTAAGTGGGTTTGGTAAAATTAAAACTATAAATTTAATAAAGGTATATTCCTTAAAACAACACGAACACTTCTTAGAGCATCACGTTAAAAATATAGAAGAGATTAGTGATATGAAATATATAGAACCATATAAAGATATAACTATAGAGGGAGTTTTAGTAACACCTATTTTAACCAAACACGAGGTTCAGAAGATTTATGGAGACGATTGTTTAGGATTTATTTTAGATAAGAAGGTTGGTATTTGTATTCCATGTAATTCTATTTTACAGAAATCTTTAGAAGCATTAAAGAATGTAGATGTGCTAATTATAGATGGTGGTTATCGAACAAAAGAGATGTATAAAAATCATAAATCTATATTAAAAACATTACGGGAATTTAAAGATTCGAAAGTAAAATATATCTATTTTTTAGGAACACATCAGGACTATAAAATAAGAGGAATTTTAAAAGGGACAAGTATCAAAATTGATACTTTATTTGCTGGAGATTTACTAAAAATAAACGTATAGAATAGTTTCTTTAATAGTGGAGGATATTATGGCTAAGTTTTTTGAACCTATTGAGTTTAGATTCTTTACAAAGAATGTTGAATATTGTGAGAAGTCTGTCAAAGGTAAGGAAAAAGGTTTTTACGTAAGAGGTTATGCTTCTACTTCTGATATAGATAGACAGGATGAAGTAGTAACTCGCGAAGCTTTGAAAAAGGCAGAAAAAGATTTGATGAAAAGCACTACCGTCTTTTTTGAGCATAATTATAGTAAGCCAATAGGAAAAATTACAAACGCATATTTGGATGAAAAAGGATTATTTATAGAAGCTTATATTTCTAAAACACTTCCAAATATTAGAACGTTAATCGAGGAAGGCATTTTAAATAAATTTTCTATAGGTGGTCGAGTAACTGAAACAGAACCTATATTCGATGGTAATTTAGGAAAAGAAGTTGTAAAAATTTTAGGGATAGAGTTATTTGAAGTATCCCTTGTTGGTGTTCCAGCTAATAATGAAGCAGCTGTTGTTGATTATGTAATTAAAAGTGCTTTGAAAAAAGCTGGTGTAATAAAGAGTGAGGTTATATTGTTAGACGATAAAGCAAAAAAAGAAGATAAGATGGAAAAGATATTGGTAGAAGCAAAAGATATAAAAAGACACGAAGAAGATTTTATCAGAAAGAGCGTTGTAATAGACAGTTTCTTAGGAACAGTCTCATATAAACAAAGAGTCCTTAATAAAGCATATTGCTATTTTAAAATGGCTTTGATGTCAAAGGCTCTTAAAGAAGTATCAGCAAGTGGATGGAAAGAAAAAACGATAGGTGTAAATTGGGCAGGTAAGGCAACACGACCGATTTACTCTTATTTAGAAACAGGTAGAGATAAAAAGGAAGAGCTTTTAATAGATGGTTTTACATTTTTAAGTAAGGGTAAAAATAAATTAGTTGTAAGTGTGTATCCACGAATGTTTGATTTTGCAGTAGATGTTTATTACAGAAAAGAAGATTCAGAGGAAGCAACAAAGTTTATAAAAGAGTTAGACGACTGGTCTGCGGCAAATAATTTCTATAAGGGTGAGAAAATAAATCCAAGAGGACACTTTTTAGATTACTCAGTAGTGCCTTTTGAAGATATAAAAATTCCAGAAGATAAGAAGAAAGCTATTAAAGTAGGAGCATTAGAATTTTTCAAGAAAAAAGATATTTATACAAAGAATAACTTACCTTTCAAAAGAGGTTTGATATTTGCTGGAGAACCTGGAACAGGTAAAACTTTTATGGGTAAAGCCCTAATGTCAACTACAGATAGCACCTTTATTTGGGTAACGTCTGATATGGTTAGATGGGCTGAGGATGTTAAGTATTTATTTAGGATGGCAAAAGAGTTAGCACCTTGTATTCTTTTCTTAGAAGATATAGACGATTATTTAAAATCTTCAAGAGTTATAGATACATTAAAAACTCAAATGGACGGATTAGATTCAATAGATGGTATAGTAACAATTCTTTGCACCAACTATCCAGAAGATATTCCAATGGCATTAATTGATAGACCAAGCAGATTTGATGATATTATAAAGTTTGATGTTCCAGATGAAAATTTAAGATTTGAAATTTTAGATGGTCATTCTAAGAAAGTAAATATTGCTAATAGAGAAGCTGTTTTGAAAAAGATAGCTAAAGAGTCTGATAAATTAACAGGAGCACATTTAAAGGAAATAATAGTATATAGTATATTATTAGCTTCTGATGATAGCAGAGAGGAAGTAACGTTGAAGGATTTAGAGACAGCTTTAAATAAGGTAAAGAAAACCAGAGAGACAATAGCCTCTCTTGAAGGTAGTAAAACATCTAAAAAAGAGAAATCTATTTCTGAATTATCAAAAGATGCTGTAGTAGAAGCTACCGAAGAAAAAGTAGTGGGGTTATTAAAAGCCAGAGGCGATGGACAAGGTAATGGAGGCGAACGTCAAGGAGATGGTGGAGCTAATAAATGTGTTTGTCCAAAATGTGGTAAGGAAGTAAAGCATGAAAAAGGAACACCTTGTAATAAAACTAAATGTCCAGATTGTGGAATTTCAATGGTAGGAAAGAAAGAGGAAAATAAAAATAAGGAGGAGGTAGGAACAGTGGCTAAAGAAGAAGAGAAGAAAAAGGAAGAGAAGAAAGAAGTTATAGTTTCTAAAGAAGAGGAAACAAAGGTGGAAGAAACAAAAGAAGAGGTTACTGTCGAGACCTCCGTGAAGGAAGAGGCTAAGGTAGAAGTTAAGAAAGAACCGGAAGCTAAGAAAGAGGAAATAAAAACTCCTGAAGAGATTGTTGTGAAAACTTCTGAAACAGAAGTTGATATGGTAAAGGAATACAAGGAGAAAGTAGATGGCATCTACGAGATGGTAAAGACGCTTGTTGACACTCTTGTAGTAAAAGAGGAAGTCATAGAGACCGAAGAAAAGAAAGAAGAAGCTCCTGAAGAGAAGAAAGAGGAGAAGGTCGAAGAGAAGAAAAAGGAAGCCATCGTAGAGAAAAAAGAGAAGGTTGAGAGAAAGGGTGTCGTAGTAGACACTAAAGAAGAAACTGACGAACTCAACATTCTTAAGAAAAAGCTTGAAAACAAAACACCCAAAGAGATAATGGAAGATACGGAGCTTTTTAATTCTTTGGATGAAGAGTTACAGAAAGAAATAAAAGAGAATTTTAAAAAATCTATATTGGGTTAATTTTATATAGATTATAAATATACGGATTTGAAAATCATTCTTATAAGAGAAAGGGGATGAAAAATAATGAAAGATAAACGAGAGTTTTTGAAAGGATTGCTCGTTCCTGATAGCACGGGTGGAAGTCCTTCAATGGACCTTCCAAAACCTATAGCAGACGAAGTCATAAAGAAAATTGAAGAAACCAACTGGATGCGTAAGATATTTAAGGTGCAGACTGTTCCAGCGAGAACATTAACTATACCTGTAGTAGCTTATGATTATGATCACGTTGTGCAGGCAGTTGTTGGCTCAGTGCCAGTAGTTGCTTCTGATACAGCTCCGGCTGTAACAGCTATAGTGCTTGAACCTGGTAAGTTAGCAGCTAAGGGGTCTTTGCAGATTGATGACATTGATGACTCATCTTTGGATGTAGTTGATATGTTGTTAGAGAATTTTGCAATAGCCTTTGGTCGTGCAGAGGAGAGAGCGATGGTTCTGGGAACCGAAAGAGACAGAAGTAAGACGGCTATATTGTCCATCTTCTTAGGTCTTTATACAATCGCTGCTGACCATTCAACCACCAGTGCGGTAACTTATAATCCAGCAACAAGCTATTCTGTTGCGGATGCTATAAGTGAAGCTATTAAGGAGTTGGGTTTGTATGGCAGAGATAAGAGGGACCTTGTACTGTTAGTTTCTACTGACTTCGCGCACAACCTTAGAAAAGATAGGTCATTAGCGCAGGACTATATGGGTCAGGGAGCAGCTATCATAAGAGGAGACTTGCCACGCATCTATGGTGTGGAGATTCTTGAAACATCGTACTTAGATGGTCAGGGACAGGGAAGTAACTTAGCTTGTGGTATTCTTATTCCGAAATCTGAAGCCATAATTGGTGACAGACGTAAGTTGAAGATTAAGCCAGACGACGACCCAGCAAACGACGCAGTTGATTACTACGCTTATGAATCAGTTGATTTTCAGCTGAAACATAGAACGGGTAGCAATTACGACGGTATAGTGCTGATTGACCAAAGTTCGTAATAAGTAAATTATAAGAGCGGGACTTTTGTCCCGCTCTTTTTTAAAAGGAAAAAACATTGTTATGTTAAGATATAAAGAAACCTACCGCAAGAAAAATAAATCCAATAAGAATTCGAATAAGATTATTACCTCTAACTGTAAGCTATGTAATGAGGAATTTAAACATTATAGAACTCAAAAACGAACTTATTGTTCTCGTAGATGCTCACGTATAGGTGCAGGGCTACAAAATAAGATGGCAACTAAGAGAGCAACGATATTTTGTAGAATTTGTAACAAAGAAATAAGACACCGTGTTAAGGTTAAAAGAGTTTATTGCTCAAAAGTTTGTAAAGACAGAGGACGCAAATTATATTACAAGCATTCTTTAGAAGCAAAGAGAAAAATGAGAGATGCTCGTAAAGGAAAATCTTCTTGGAATAAAGGTAAACATTTATCGAGAAAACATAAAGAAAATATTAGTAATTCAAATAAAGGAAAAAAGTTAACATCCATTCATAAGCAGAGAATTCGTAAATCTTTAATCAATCATCACGTTTATTTGAAAGAAAATTCTACCAGAACTATAAAACTTCCACGAGCAAATCATAGAAAATTACACGCGCGAGCTTATGATTATTTATATTATAGATATGGTAAAAGAGGATTGGATAATTATTTAAAATGGTTCGATAAGAAGTATAGCTTATATAAGAGGATTATAAAATGTTAAAATTACGAACAGATTTGGAGGTTTATTACAAAAAAGAAAATTCAAATGAACTTGTATCGCAAACTTCCTCTACAGTTGTAACTCCCTATAAACCCCTCCCATACGTTTTATTTTTTGCAAACCATATCTTTGAAGAAAAAAATTACCCAACAAAATTAATAGAAGAATTTGTAAAAAGAGATTTTATAGTAATCTATTTTACAGATAAGATAAGAGATAATTTTATTATAAGTGAAAGTATTATTTATATAAAAGCACCTTGGCGGTATTTTGATATTGGAACCATTAAAAATATAAATGCGTTTAGTTGTGTATCAGGTGTTGGTAATAGAGGAAAAAGACTTGCCTTGCAGTATGCTTCTCAATTTCGTAAGATGCTTATCAAAAATATAGGGGATATTGATAGAGTAAAAAAGAATTTAATTAAAGATACTAAGAAAACAACGATTCTATTTGATACAATATATCAAGTTTCGGATAGAGGCTTGGGTGATATCTTAATGACAACACCTATTTTAGAAGGACTAAAGAATAAGTTTAATGCTGAGATAGTATACGCTTGTAGAAGAGAAGCGGTGCCATTATTAAAAAATAATCCTATCATTTCTAAAATAATAACGAAGTATGCAGATATGGATGGGATAACATATACTTACCACCTACCTCTTATTCGCCATACTGAAAATTATAAAATAAAAAGAAACCGACAAAATAGAATAGATTCAATGGCAGAATTATTTATGGTTGAATTAGCGGATAAAGATAAGAAGCCAAGATTATATTTAACTGAAACTGAGTTAGAGTGGGGTAAGCAGTATGTTCAAGACCATAGTAAAATAAATTTAGGAATTAATATAGAAGCTACAGCTCCCTCACGTAGATGGATTCCAGAGTATCTTTTTGAGTTAACAAATATGATAGGTAAGGATTTTAATATTTATTTATTTGGTAAAGGCAACCGTATGAAATTCGAAAAAAAAGTACCAGCTCACGTTAAAGATTATACAGGTAAAACAACACTTAGGCAGATGTGTGCCTTAACTTATAGGATGGATATGGTACTATCTGTAGATTCACTTTATAGTCATATTGCAGCAGCTTTTGATATACCTTCGGTAGTGCTCTATACCTCTATTCCAGCAGAATGGCGCAATAAGTATTATAAAAGTGTAGGAATTCAAGGAACCACTAAATGCTGTCCTTGTATGGATTTTCAATTTATGTCTAAGGAAGATTATGATAAGTGTGATAGATTTGGAACACCTCCTTGTATGAAAGGAATTACACCAAGTATAGTAGAATACAATTTATACAAATGTATTAAAAAATATGGGGTGAAAAGTAATGGGTAAAATTTATGAAGTTTTAAGCAGATTTATATTACAAGAAGGACCAGACCACTTTGCTCGTCGACTTGTAATTGAATTATGTGAGAATATTCATATTCATTATAGAAATTTACGATTAGAGTTTAGTAAAAAAGAATTTTTTCAGTTGTGTAATTGTATGGCTGATGCGTTAGACAATCTTCAAAAGTATTTATTTAAAGACGCTAAAGAAATATCTATGGATATAATTGAGCCTTTTGATGGTGCTCATAAACCATTGAAGGATTATTTTGATTGTGGAAAAGAGCAGGAAGAGCACGAGAAGGGAATCAAATTTGTTAAACTACTCATACTAAATAATGAAAAAATATTACCTATAGCAGTATATTTTGATAAGAGAATAAATAAGTATAAACGATTAGATGGTTTTAAAAGATATTGGGCATTTAAAGAATTAGGACACAAGACAATTAGATGTTATATTTTAGACTCAAAACTAACAGGTTGTCAAAGAGGAATGAATATACTTGAAGAAAAAAAGAAGGAGAAGTAAATGATTTATGCTTTTGGAGCTTATGGAACAGGTAACTTAGGGGACGAGGCAATTTTTCAAGGTCTTGTGAACGAAGTCTCTCCAGAAGAAGTTATACAGATTTATGTTAATGTTCCAACATATCCTAAAAACTTAAATTATGACGATATGCTTAAACATAGAAACCTATTACTTAAACCAGGTGACACTTTTATTATAGGTGGTGGAGGATTATTCTATAATAAAGAAAACCTCATTAATATGAATAATTTAGCGAACACAGCTATAAGGCACGGAATGAAATTTCAAATAAGAGGACTTGGTTGTGAGGGAGAAGCTCGAAACGAAAAAGCACTGATACAAAAGTTGTGTTCAAAAGCCTCTCTAATTGAAGTTAGGAGTAAGGAGTCAAAGAGAATTTTAGAGGAGTATGATATAAAGAAAGTAATATTAACAAAAGATTTTGCATATAATTTAAAACCAGATATAGAGGCAGCTAAAAAGATTCTTCCAAAGCTTAATCCAAACTATCCAACTTTAGGACTTTCTACTGGAGGGAATAGAAATGACATAGATAAGTTAAGCTACATAATTCGATATTTAACAATTCACAATGTAAATATTATACATATACCACATTGTCGACATTATACTGATAGATACTGTAATGATGTGGCTACAGGAGAGATGGTATGGTCAAGCATTGCTGTCTGGTGTGGTGAGAGAATAAATAGATTTAAGCTATTACCCTATGCAGACAAACCAGAAAATCTATTAGGTGTTTACCATTTAGTTGATGGAGTTTTAGGAATGAGATATCATTCTTTTATTTTTTCTGAGGTAGCAAATAAACCTATATTTGGATTGACGAGTGGTAGTAAAGCTACAAATTATTTTATAGAACATCCAGACAAACCTTATTTAGACATAGGTAAGAGTAAGGAAGAATTGTTAGGAAGCATTCAGGGATTTCTTAGGAGGCTTAAATAAAATGTTGAAGTTTTTTGTAACCTCTTTTGATAAGAGTAGAGCAATATGCAATATCGTTAACGACAAGATTTTAAGAAATCTTGTCAAATTTTGTGGAGAGGATTTTCAGAGAGTTAGAGATATTAATGATTCAAATGTAATTTTTGTTATTCATAACTATAGAAAGGATTATATATTTGATAGTGAGCTTGCAAAAGTTGTTACTAAACTAAATAAGCCTATTATAATGTTTGATTTTGTAGAAGCTGGCGTTCATAAATTTCCCTCAATATTTGCTGGAATTAGGGGAATAGAACGATATTCAAATAAATCGTTTGAAGGTTTTTTTGATTTCTTTGCCACACAATTACCAAACGTAAAGTTATATTTTAAACGAGAGTTATTAGAAAGTGAAGACTTAACAAAGTTTCCTTTTGTAGTGAAACCAATAGAGTATTCTTCACGATTACCTAAATATAATAAAGATACGAAAGAAGAATTTAACAAGAGACTAATTGATATCTATATGGTATGGGGATATTCAAATTATGCCAGACCTCTACTTCACGCTGAGCTTATGAAGCGACAGGCGTATCGTTCTTCTTCTCAGCTAATTTGCTCTCATTCATATCTTTATAGGACCACCACTCCTCATAAAGTCGTTCTCATATACACTCCATATTTTTTGAGAGAGCCTTTAAGTGTAATATTAGAAGCTCAAAGAAATACTAAAATATCTATTTCATTAAATGGTAATGGTCAAAAATGTTTTCGTCATTCTGAATCACCTTGGAATTCAATTATGGCAATGCAAGACACAAATTTAGTTTGGACATATCCTTGGATAGATGGAAAGAATTGTATAAGACTTCCTGTAGTAGGAGAAACAAGAAAACTTGATGAAGTAGCATCCGTCAAAAAAATGGACTGTTATTTAAACCAACCAGA